ATTGGAAATACACTAGATGCTCTCACAGTAACAATTGATTTTGGAGCAGGTTTTGCTAAATTTATTCAAGGTTTAGTAACCCGTTTATCCCAAACTAAACTAGGTGCTACCATATCAATGGCATTAATCCCATTTGCTCTTCCAGGTGCAGTACCTGCTGGGGTATCCACATTAGGTGATGTTACTGATAAGTTATTATTTAATACAGATGGTACCCCAAGGTTACCACCAATTACTATTACGGCTTCTAATGTATCACCTGCTGTGGCTTCAACACAAGCTACAATTTTACAAACAGTCCAACTATTAGGTGCTTTAGATACTTTAATCAAAATCTGTAATCCCAATTCTACATTAACAGATGCATCTAAAACTATCCAAGATACAGCTGCAAATGAATTAATAGCTGAAAATTCAACTAATGAATCTACTTATAAAGGATTTATTTTAGAAATTGAAACTAAAGAATTTACAGACACAGTAAACCAAAATAGGGCTGTGGGAAAAAATAACTCGGGGATTGTATTAATTGCAACAGAATATTCTTTTGCTTCCAACCCCCAAGTATTATTAGATGAACTTAAATTTATTATTGACAGAGACGATTTAAAAGCGTATTAAACCCATATTTATAACCATGAAACTAACAGAATTAAGAAAAGTAATTAGAGAAGAAGTAAAGGCTGCAATCCAAGAAGAATTAAAAGATATCCTTCTTGAGGCTGTAAAAACCCCAACTCAAACAACTTTATCAAATACTCCTGCTAAAAAAACAACTGTAACAGAATCAACCCAACCTGATCCTCAGGCACAAAAAGCATTTAGACAACAAATGTTATCTCAAATGTCAGCTGCTGGGGGTAATTTAAACTTATCAACAGCTGATAATACAAACACTTTTGTACCCTCAGGTCCTACCTCAGGTGAAGGTTCTGCTTTAGGAACAGGTACTGTAGGTTTAGACCAAATTATGGGTATAATGAACAGTAAATAATGGCTTATAATGCTCAAAAAATATCACCGATTGATTTTAAACCTAGTGTAGGTGTAGGAGTTTCCTTACCTTTTAATGGGAAAGCTTGTTTTAACCCTACTTTTACTACACAAGAGGCAATTAAAAATAATTTAATTAATTGGTTTTTAACTAATAAAGGAGAGCGTCCATTAAATCCTAATTTTGGTGGTAATTTAAGGTCATTTTTATTTCAACAAATTGAAGAAGACACTTTAGAATTTTTAGAAATAGATATCCAATCTCAATTGAGTACTTATTTTTCAAATATTACTATTGAAAATTTAGAAATATCTACAGAACCTGATATTCATAAAATAAATGTATTGTTAAAATATAGTGTACAAAGCACAAGCATAACTGATGAATTAAATATAACATTTGACTAATGGCTTCAAATAGAGACATAAAATATATTAATAGGGATTTTGGGAATCTTAGACAGAATTTAATTAACTATTCTAAAACCTATTTTCCAACAACATTTAATGATTTTACAGAAACATCCCCAGGTATGATGTTTATGGAATTATCTGCTTATGTAGGTGATGTTTTATCATTTTATCAAGATAATCAATTTCAAGAAACATTTTTACAATATGCTCGTGAAGCTAAAAATTTATATGATTTAGCTTACATGATGGGATACAAACCTAAAGTTACAGGTGTAGCTTCAGCTGATATAGATTTTTATCAAACAGTTCCCTCAAGCGGTAGTGGAGCAAATACAGTCCCAGACTATAATTATGCTTTATTAATAGGAGAAAATTCTCAAATAGCCTCTACTTCAAATACTTCAGTAAACTTTTTAGTAGAAGACCCAGTTGATTTTGATACTTCTTCATCCTTAGATCCTACAACAGTTTCTATATATGAACAAAGTGGTGCTACTATTAATAGCTTTCTATTAAAGAAAACCAGAAAGGCTATTTCAGCTACAATTAATTCTACAACTTTTTCATTTTCTAGTCCACAAGAATTTGCTACTCGTAATATTACTGCTGATAATATTATAGGTATTTTAGACATTGTAGATGCTGATGGTAATATATGGTATGAAGTACCTTATTTAGGACAAGGAATGGTATTTGATTCTATTAAAAATACTAATCCAAACGATCCAAATTTTTCATCTCAAGAAGGTGATACACCATATTTACTAAAATTAAAACAAACTTCTCGTAGATTTGCTACTAGATTCCAATCCCCAACTACTCTTCAAATACAATTCGGATCTGGCACTTCTAATGATGTAAATGAAGAAGTTACTCCTAATGCTGATAATGTAGGAATTGGGTTACCTTTTGAAAAAGATAAACTCACAGCAGCCTATTCCCCTCAGAATTTTATATTTACAAATACTTATGGTATTGCTCCATCAAATACAACTTTAACAGTTAGATATTTAACAGGTGGAGGAGCTACGGCAAATGTTCCTGCAAGTAGTTTAATTACTTTATCTAATAATACAGTTAATTTTCAAGTTGCAGGATTAACTAGTAATCTAGCAGATAATACCTTTAATTCTCTTCAAGTAACAAACCCAAGAGCAGCTTCAGGAGGTAGTGATGGGGATACTAATGAAGAAATTAGACAAAATTCTATTGCAAATTTTTCTACTCAATTACGTAGTGTAACTCAAGATGATTATTTAGTTAGGGCATTATCAATGCCCCCTAAATTTGGTGTAGTTTCTAAAGCTTACATAGAACAAACAAAAATTAATTCTCTCCTCCCAGGAGAAATCCCATCAACACTAACTTTATATATTTTAAGTGCTAATGCTGAAAACCACCTAACACTTGCTGGTACAGCATTAGAACAAAATCTTCAAACATATCTATCTCAGTATAGAATAATAGGAGATTCAATTAATATAAAAGATGCTTTTATTATTAATATAGGTGTTGATTTTGAAATTACAGTTAGACCTAATTTTAATAGTAATGAGGTATTAAAAGCTTGTTTAACAGAATTAAAATTATATTTTAATACAGATAACTGGCAAATTAATGAACCTATTCAAATAAGTGAATTATTTTTACTTTTAGATAAAATTCAAGGTGTTCAAACCGTTAAAAATATTAATATTACTAATAAGGTAGGTGAATCTTTAGGGTATTCTAAATATGCTTATGACGTAACTGGAGCTACATTAGATAGTGTAATTTATCCTTCAATAGACCCAATGATTTTTGAAGTTAAATACCCTACTACTGATATTAAAGGTAGAATAGTAAATATGTAATTATGGGATTAATAAAAAAATATAACGAAAGAATAGGAGGTAATCAATTTGGTAGCAGTATTGATACTGGGATAATAAGAAATCCTAATACATTTATTAATGAAAAAGGTAATACAGTAACAGATTTTAATAAAACTAGTTTAGATTTAGAGAATCCACAACCTTTAGGAGGTCTTACTAATATTTCTTATACGACTCAAGTTGGCGAAGATATTGTAACATCACCAACTACCCAACCCTACACTCCACAAAATACTTATTCTGATAGCTTTACTAGTCCTACATTAAAAGCACGAACCATAGATCCTAAAAAATAAAATGGCAGTATATAAAATTTTCCCATATCAAGATACTACTTTGTATTCAATGTTTCCTAAAATGAATACAGGTATTGATCCTATCAATCAAATTTCAAATTTAAATTTTGCTATTGATAGCCAACCTTCTGTAGCTAGATCTTTAATTAAATTTGACACTGATGATATTACTAATACTATTGAAAACGTTATTGGTGGTACAAATTTTCAAACTAGATTACGTTCATTTATAGCAACAGCTCAGGGTATTGTTGAATCTTCTACTTTAGAAATTTGGCCTATAGCTGTAGCAGAAAATGCATCAATAGACTGGAATCAGGGTACTGGTACTTACCTAGATCAACCTTTAACTACAGATGGAGCATGTTGGGAATCACCATTCTTTGCTAATGGTAACCAATGGCCTATTCAAGTTCCAGATGCTGCTGGAAGAGTCCCCTCAGGTTCATATAATACTTCTTATGCTACTATAGGTGGTGGAGCATGGTACACAGGTTCTCAAGGTACAGATTTTAATGTCACTGCATCTTTTGGACCTAGAAGTGATAAAGATTTAAACATAATTG